TGGTGGTGTTCAGAAACCTCAACTCCGCGGTCAGTTGATGGGTTCTATAACGTCGTTTCCAGTATTATGTATAGTCAATCTTGCTATTTGTCGTTTTGTTCTCGAAAGAGATCATCGACGTCTTTATAGTTTAAGAGATTGTCCATTACTAATTAATGGTGATGATGCTCTCCTTTGTGTCTCTGATGCTGGATATCGCCTTTGGTCTCTTGCAGCCTCTGTTTGTGGGCTGGAACCATCTATTGGAAAGGTTTACCTTTCCTCTACTTTCTGTAATATTAATTCGACTAGTTTCACTCTTATAGGTGATAACTGGCTGCGTGTCCCATATATAAATATGGGGCTGCTTAAAGGGTTAAAGAGAAGTAGTATTTTAGATGATTCAAATCATATGACGATAGGGGCTCGCTGTAATAAGTTAGTTAATGATAGTCCTATCTCTCTTCAAGAGAGAGTTTTAGGACAGTTCATTCACTATAATAGCAAGTTCCTTTCCAGTGTCTCTATTCCTTGGTTTCTACCCGAATATCTATTTGGTCTCGGTCTTCCTAGTGTGGGCAAGTTTCAAACTTCTGATACTGATATAGCTTATCTTAGTCTTTATTCGGACTTCCATAATGGACTTCCGAAGAGACCTCGATTACCTAAATCGGCTTGGAGATGTTGGGAATATGCCCAGCGACGAGTTAAGGAGTTTCAATATGATTTGGAGTCAGATCGTAAGACTTTATCATTGATGGATGACTTTTTTAGTCAGACATGTTCAATGAATCGTCTTATGTCTGCTCTTTGTATTGAGGCTCTTTTTCGTCTCTCTAGTGTGTCTTCTTTATATAAACCTAATCATGATAAGAGTTTACTCTTTCATGAGAGAAGGTATTTTAACGAGTTAAGTCGTTTATGGACACGTTTTCGTAAGGTGAAGATTTGGGAATGCAAGAATGCTGATCGGATTATTTCCGGTCAGTCTTCTCTATTTCCTTCTGTCTTCAGTACAAAAGTGAATAAGGCTGAGACCTTTCTTGTTTCTAGACCGTTTAATAAACTATCTACTAATGAGATTATGGATCTTACATTTGATTAGCGTAGTAATACGCGGATGATGTCCCGATTTTGAGAAGCTATTTGGCATTCTCTGGTTGGCATCATACCGA